ATCTCTGCCTTCATCCACAATGTCTCAATATAGGCTAGAAAAGTGACAGCAATGATAAGACATAGTGCTATTTGCACCATTATCCTAGCAACAAACTTGATTGTGTCATTGTTTTTACCTGCCACATTATCCATCCCATCACTAGAGATATAAAAGCCACGCCAACTAGACCTGAGACAAAGTAGACAAAATCAATCTCTCTTTGCTCTTTAGCCCATCTTGCCCGTCTAGCCTTCCTTATTTCCTCATCCCTAGCCCATTCCTGTTCTTGCTGAATCCTTGCGTACATCTTCAGAAACCTCGTATATATGGCCTTCAGTTCAGGAGGCGCATATATGGTCATTTGCTCCCTAATTTGTGCATCAAGGTTTTCCATTTGGAGTTCCACCAAGGCGCGTTCAATAGCCTTTTTAGAAGTATTTTGATTTGGGTCATAGTGTTCCTTAGATTCTGCCTCTAGAGAGGCGTAATAGTCGTTTAATTGAGCCTGTATGTCAAAGAAATTGCCGAGTTGGATTCCAACATCATTGATGGTCTGGAGTTCCATTTCCTCATAAGTCTGTTGCTTTTTGGAAGCGGCTTTCGCTTTCGCCAAAGGCTTGGGGGTGTCTTTTGCTGATTCGGACTTGGGTTTGTCGCTAAACAGTCCAACAACCCAATCCCAGATTTTCTTGATGGCCTTGACATCAGCCATGACTCCTTCAATTGTTTTCTTAGCACCCTCCAGTTCCATGCGCCCCTCATGGAGCATTGCACAGCCTGATTTAATGGCAGAGACTGCGCCTTGGGCAAGTAGGAGGAGGGAGAAAGGATCAATGGTTTACTCCTCAGACATTAAGGATTTTGCGGTTTCACGCATTGCCGCACTACCTGTTAATCCAGCCTTAGAACTCCATTTGCTTGGGTCTGCCAACAATCCCAATACTTTATTCTTTTCAGCACTTGATAATTGATTAAGCAAATTATTAGCACTTTGTGGATTTTTCATTGCTTGAGTGAGTAAATTCATAGTTTCCTTGCCTACTGACTTCTCAAACTCAGACAAGGCTTTATTGCCAGCAGATGCCCAAAAACTAAGAAATGAAGGAAACCTAAATACAGAAGTTTGTTGTTTAACAAGTTCTGACAATGCTTTTTGACCTTCGGATACCTGTTCTGCAACAGATATTTGAGTCAGACGTTTTTGTGCTTGAGCATTTAGTGTTGCCAATGTTTCATCTGCTAATTCAGTAGCAATGTTGTATCTTCCTGTACCAAGGATTTTTTCCACTGCATCAGGAGATTCATTAGTAACTAATTTTACAAAATCATCAGGATTTGTTTTCCACAAACGCAATGCTTCACCCGATAATTTACGCTCTGCAATCTTTTGCATACCCTTTGAGTAATCTTCAAGATATTTTCTATATCCTGTTCCACCAGCATCTTCTATGGCATTTACCAATGCAGGTTTAATATCTGTTAAAACCTTTGATGCAAGATTTCTTTGTGATGTAGCGTCCATGCCAGGGCGTAAACGCTGAATTGCCGCATTGACAGAGTTTTTCCTTATGGCATCTAATGCGCGCGCATCAATAACACCACCATTACTTGTCCAACGAGAAATATCATCCGCGACATTTTTTACAGCACCAGTTAATACGTCATCACCAGCAAATGATGGATTCTGAGAAATTTTGTTAATATTTTGAGCCAGTTTATTGCCTTCAAGTGGCTTAATTCCAACATTACGTAGTGCATCTGCCGCGCCTTGTGCAAACCTAGAACCTTGACCTAAATCAATTGATCCTTGGGCGGCTTTATCAGACCATTCGTTAAAAGCCTTTTCAGCCAGTTCATTTTTATATGTATATTTACTTGCTCCTACTGGTAAACCACGTTTAATCAAATCAAGACGAGCAGATGCTTGTGCCAATTCTCCAGCCTTGATTAAATCACGTACTTTTTGTACTTCAGAAGATGCTTCTTCGGTTAATCTACCAGCAGTAGCCTCATAATCTGCAACGGCTTTACCTAAATTGGCACGACTTAAAGACGCCTCTCTCATCGGAGTTGTAGTTGCCGTTAAAGCATTTTTAGCATTTTCAAGAATTTGTCTAGTTTCTGTGGCGTTTGTTCCGCCAGCCAATTTTGATAATGCTTTTAATGATTCATCTTCATTAAATAACTTTACCTTTCTTACAAACTGAGAATCACGTTGCAAGGCATTTGAAACTAATGCTTGCCAAGTAGGATTCTCAATTGAGGCGGTAATTTCTGCAACACTTTGACCTGATTTAGAATTTTTCAATATATCTAGTACAGCAGGAAGGTCTTTGCCAAGAGATTCTCTAGCAATTTCTCCAGCCTTAATTTGAGCCGAACTAGTTGATGGAGAAAATATGTCTGCAATTTTTCCTGCACCTTTGGCAATCATTGGAGCTACAACACGCCCACCTGCTTCATAGGTAGCACCTTCTAATACATTACGTATAGGCTCAGTAACAGCTTGTGCGCCTTGTCTTTGTTGTTGTCCACCAAAGTAAACATCGCCTAAATTTAAGGCTTCTTTTGCCATTCCATAACCAAGACCTGCTCCACCTACCATGCCCATTGGCCCTAAAGGTGCGCCAGCAACACCTCCAGCAACAGAACCAAGTGCCTCAACAGTAGGGGCAATTACAGGGCGAACTGCCTGATATATTTGTTTGCCACTTGGTGCTTCCCTAGGGGCGATTAAAGGGATTCCTTCAGGTGAATACATACCACCAATATCTTCAGGTGGTTGGTTTTGTGGCACAGGTTGTGGCGTAGTCTTTGTTTGCCGCATTGAGTTGGCAATTTGTGCCAAAGCCCTAGCATCCTCAACATTACCTTGAGCATCTGCATTGCGTAATGCTTGGATTACTTCGTCATAAGTTGCCATATTGATCTCACTTATTCAAGTATTTATTTACCAAGGCATCAGCAGATGTGTCTGTTTTACTTTCTGGTCTACGTTCTTCAGGTAATTTTCCCATTGCAGATTCTTGCCATTTTTTATAACTTGTCTCAATTTGTTTGAGGTTTTCTCTTAAAGCCTTTGGACTAAGTCCTTGGTCAAGAGATGCAACAGCACCTTCAAGGGACGCTAATTCACGATTAGAGACATTACCTAGCACACCACCAGTAGGACTTGCGGCTCGCATTTGTTGTAACTGGTCAAAACCAAGTCGAGCTTTAATTGTTCCTAAAACAGTCGATAATTCTTTTGCAGAAGTGCCAGGCAATACTGACAGATAACTGCCAACTCCAGTAGTTCCCGCCCCAATTAGACCTTCTGCTTCTTTTACTTTACCAAGTACAACTTCTGTATTTCTTATAACGCCTTCAGCAGAACCAAGTTGCTTATCAATGGCATCTTGTTTCTTTTGACGCAAAGTATCAATCTTTTCTTGTATCAATTGCTGTTGCAATGATGATGTTCCTGCTTTCAATTGAGCGCTTAGATTTGCCATTTCACGCTTGAAATCTTGATCTTTGTCCATTTGCTCGCGTTTAAATTGCAACTGTTCATCAGCAATACGTTTGCGCTCCATCAATTGTGAGTCAAGGTTATTTTTTCTTTCAATAGCCATCAAAACAGTTTTTGGATCACCATAACGTCTTAATACGCCTTGAATCTGATCTTCAGAAGCATTTTCTGGTAATTGTGATAATGCACCTTGTAATTGTTGTTCACGTTGTCCAGTAATCTGAGCAGAACTTAATTGTTGTTTAGCAAGGCTTGCCTGTGTTGCTTGATTAACAAGTCCTGTAACTTGCAATGCACCTTGTACATCTCCTGATTGCTGTAACGCTTGGGCATACTGCGACAAACCTTCAGGACTATTTATATCAAACTGTTTAGCCAATGCAGTTCTTCGACTAATTAACTGTAACTGTGGGTCTTGTGCGCCCAAAGCACCAGCCACTTGACGACCAAATCCTGCACCAGAAGCATAAAGACCTGCTCTAGTGCCAAATGATTCGCCTTGCTGTAATGCTTGTTGATTTAACTGTTGTTCATATGCTTGAGGATTTATTCCAAACAAACCGCCCACTATGTCTGTTGCCATGATTTTTCCTTAAAAATTTGCGTACCCAGCAGGAATATATCCACCACCATATATATCGTTATATGTTGCCGCATTCATACCAGAACTTGTTATTCCTCCACCAACACCGCTAGTATCTACTGGTGCTGTTGAATTTAACCAGTTATAAATCCCTTGACCTATTGCTGTATTTGGATTTGTTGCGCCAGCCAATACAGTTGCGTATGGGTTTGTAGTTGCCGCAGTATTTGTTCCATAGCCTGCGGCAATTTGTTGACCAGCAAGATTTATACGACCTGCATTTGCGCCAGCACCAGAAATAGAAGTTCCTAAACCAGTTCCTAAAGTGAATGGTTGTTGAGCCAAACTCTCTAAGTTACCAGCCTGATTAAACAATCCTGCACCATAGGTGACTTGTTGTTGACCTGCTTGTTGAGCATTTGTTGCCAATTGAGCATCTTGTTGTGCCAAAGCGTTGTAATAGGCTTCCAATTCAGGATTAGCACCCATCAAACCTTGTGCGCCACTTGGACGTAAACCAGTAGAACCTACTGATAAGCCACCACGACCAGTTTGGAAATTCTGATTCCTAATTGCCGCCAACTGTCTTTGCCGACTTGGATCAAGCAATTCATACTGTTTTGATAGGTATTGTTGAGCAACTTGTTCAGGAGTTTGTGCTAAATAACTAGAACCCAAATTCATTAGTTGATTTTGAGCAGATGTAATCTCAGGTGATGCTGTATAGCCAGCACTTACTAACTGACCAGTAGCAGGATCAATTTGGAACTGAGATGCACCAAATCTAGTTGTTACACCTACTGGACGAAATTGCGCCCCTGTAGTTGCTTGTTGTGTTGCATTTAATATGTCTTGCTGTGCTTTAAGTTGAGCCGCTTTATCAGCCTGTGATTGCACTACATTAGCACCAAGATTTAACCCACTTTGAAGAACATTAGACGTTAAACCAGTCATACCACCACCAGTACCACCACCACCAGCACCACCAGTTAAAGTATTAGTGAGAAGACCAGTGCCAACTCCTGTGGCAATTTTGGTAGCAATATCTGTTGGAATGGCAGTAGAAGCACCAGAGAGAAGTCCTGTTGCCGCACCAGCACCAGCACCAGCACCTGCAATAGATTTTAAAACCCCAGTTGGAGCAATAAGAGTTCCATCGGCAATTGCTTTTCCTAACTGACTTCCTGTAAGTCCTGTAAGCGCAGATTCTTCAACCGAATTAGCGGCGGCAATAGAGGCAATTTGTTCTGCGGTTAGTGGAACATTAGCGAGGGCATAACTACCACCAGTAGCACCTGCAACGCCAGCACCTGATATGGCATTTTCTGCCGTCATGCCAGATAAAAATGGATTTTCTGGTGGTATAACACTACTACTAAAAAGACCAGTACCAGTAGCCTCACTACCAAGTCCAAGAGCATTTGCGCCTAAAGCACCACCATATAGTGCCGCCATTGCAGGTAATTGACCTTGGAAGAATCCACCAGCACTCTTAGTTTGATAAACAGGATTTGCTTTACCAGTTACATCAAAAGAACCATGAACATAACTTTTGTCAGATAAATAGGCGTTGTTGCTTGCCTCATAACCCGTTAATTTTCCGCTATCGTTATAAATAGCATCAATAAGTGGAGAAACTGATTTGCGATATGTTTGAATTGGGTCACTAGGAGTACCAGCCCAATCAGGTGTTAATCCAGTAAAGTCTGGTCCAACATCGACCTGTTGACTAATCTTTTTACCAGTTCCATAAGGGTTATCTTCAGTTGCGCCCTCATAGACCATCTGAGTAATCGGTTTGGCTTTAGGTAATGTCTGTGGTGTGTTCTTTATTATATTTGGGTCTAAATTATTGGTAAATATCTTTGCCATTTCCAACTGCAAATCTCTACCCGTAGCATTACCAGATAAGGTAGGAGCAACATACGCTGGAGCAGTAACAGATGCTGTAGATGGATTTAATTTTGTATATGCAGATTGAACTGCACTGGCAGTAGTACCTACTCTGTTAGCAATAGCCTGTGACAATTCTGCATTTAATCCACCAGCCGCTTTTATTGCATCAGAAATTTGTTGTCCTGTTGCATTTGGATTATTTGTAAACCATTGATTTACATTGTTCTGCAGTGCGCTAAGTTGTTGAAAAGGTTGAACAGGCCCGCCTGATACATTTGCAGGAGGAGGCGTAAGTAAACCTCCTGAAGGAGGAGGAGGTGTTACTGGAGCAAGCGATGAATAAGCAGTATATGGTCTATCTGGAATTGAAAGAGGAGGTGTTACTTGAATAGGAGAACCAATAGGGATATATGGTCTAGGTGGAGTACTAGCTATTTTGTTAAAAGCAGATTGAACTGTACCAACATCAGTTCCATAATGACTAGCAACCGCATTAGATATTGCAGGAGTTAATCCACCAACAGATTGAATAGCATTTGCAACGTCTTGAGTTGAAGCATTAGGATTTGCCGCAAACCACGCGTTTACATCAGCTTGTGTAATATCAGCCATATTATTTTCCTTTACATCGTTCCATTTGCTATGACATTACCTATCACAGTCAAATTGCCAGAGGCATCAATCTTTGCTACAGGTGTTGTCACATTGTAGATATACAACACGTTGGATGCTTCAGTAAATGAGAAGTTTGAGAATGTTCCATCCGCTTTTGTAGCAATAGCAGTTTGAATGGCGGCGAATTCCGTATCAATCTCAGTACCTTTAACAACCTTGGAGGCATTGCCTGACGCAAGAGCATCTTTAGCCGCAAAGTTCGTGGTTTTTGTGTAATTTGCCATGTTATTTCCTTAAACCAATTTACCATTTTTGGCTTGAATTGTGATCTTCTGGATGCTGATACCAGCCCCATTGATGTCAATTTCATAAGCCGTTTGTACAACCTTGCCAAAACCTGATGCTTGACCAACTAAAGTGCCAATCTGTATACCAGTTGAATAGTACGCAACAGGACTACCATTTGCCCCATATTCAGCCATTCCATACTCTGCTACTGTAGAGATAGGAATAGTCGCTTGTGTGGCGTAATACTGTCCTGTGAAGTCATAAGACCACTTAATTGTAATTATTTGATTTGTTCCACCAACCACCACAACCGATATTTTCTTCAAAATAGATGTAATGTTTTGATCTCCAAGATCAGAATAATTGGTGTAATACTGAAAACGATAGGTAGACGTATTGTCATAATAAGTCCCATATTTACCAATATAGCCGTTCTTGCCTATCAGTAAATCACCATTTCTGCGAGATAGCAAAGCAGTAGGTTCAATACTGTCCCAAGTAGTTACCCTAGCAGAACCATCTTGCAACTGAGCCTTAGTGTCAAAAACATAGACTTGTTTGGCAATAGGGAGCGTTAAAAGGTAAAAAGCATTAACTTCAGAATAGACCGCTTTAATATCATCCAATATTTCTGTTGAAATATAACTCATCAAATCATTGCGAACATTTCTAGATATATCGCGCAAAGGTGCTGATTTCTCTTGAATAGTACGCATCAAACTACGAACACCTGAATTAGACAAAAAAACAATGTCTTCAGCAGTTGTAACGATAGTGTTTCTTGATAAACATCCAATGTTGCCAATAGTGTCGCTAATAGCCATAGTAGAGGGCGTTGTAGCGCCCGCATAAATCAATATTTGACGTTTACCAAATATAATGAGAAAGCCATTGTGTGCGCCTAATCCCATGATCTGATCTGAACCATTAGGCCAAACTTGAGCAATATTTAATGAACCAGATGTTCCACCCGTCCATACATGACCTGATAACAGATCAGAAAAGTAAACAGTTGCATTGTTTGTCGTAGTATCAGCCACCCATAAGCGACCAAATGCCGATATAGCAATATTTGCCTGTGGAACAGTACCCGCATAACCAGTTTTCTCAGAAACTCGTCTATATGTAGTTGTACTTACAGCAGGGTCATAAATCAATGGGTCATAACCAGACTGAAAGAAGTAGGTTATTCCATTTAAAGAAGCGCAATGCCAGTTGCTTGCAAGTATGGTTGGGGCTGTACCCCCTCCCCCATAGGTCAATTCCACAACAGCGTTAGAACCATCTAACTTAAATAACTTATTGTTGCCAGCAAACAACACAGTTAAAGTGCCATCTAATTGCACTAATTCGTGGATTACTTTTACGTCATTTGACCCTAAATTACCACTAGAAGAATTAACCTTTGACCAACCTTTACGTGAACCAATGCGTCCATATTGGTCAATGATGCAATTGGTGGCAATAGATGCAAAACCAGCCTCTAGGGTTAGTGGCGAGTCTTGAGTATTCAGCCCATAGAAGCCTGGTGCTTGAACACTATAGGTCTGTAGTGCCTCTGCCATTACACGGCCTCAAATGAATCGTTTTCAGGCGATCTAGCCAACTCCAACGCTATTAGGTCAGACATACAAGACTTATACAAAGCATAGGCTTCTGAAGCACTTAAACCACCATCTTCGCCTCGCTCAACCAATGCCCTAGCATAAGCACCCAAAACAATAGGTTCTTTTGCCAACAAAGTCGTAGATGCGTCTGTAGAAAAATCTGCTTCTGGAACAATCAGGCTAAACCTAATGTTATATACAGCATCAGGAACAGGCCAAAATACTACTTTAATGTCACCACTTGTATCAACGCCCCTAATTGTGTAATACATAGGCAAACCCTTTGTAGGAGTTGGCGTTGTGTAATAAAAGGAATCGTAATTTGCATGGGATAACGGAGACATTTCGTAAAAGTTAGTGGTGTTAATAACATCCATAGTCTTATAACGAATACCTGCACCCGTAAGGCTATATGGGCCAGTTGAATTGGCAGTAGTACTTACAGTAATTGGCGTATTAAAGGCATCCCAATCATAAGCATCAGACACTTGACGCTTAGTATCGTTAATAAACTTGCCAATAAGAGCAGAAAAAGATGTTTCAGAAACAGTAGTAACTGTTGGCTCACGTAAGCGAACCAATACATCATTGACTAAATCCAAGTAATTAGGTAATGCCATTACTTCTTCCCTTTATTTCTCGCAGAAATCGCTTTTGCTTTTGCCTTTGCGTCAGCCTTGGAGGAAGCCCCCCATGCCTTTAGAGAAAGAAGCAGTCTTGTCGGTTCACCATTCTTGTACTCTGCACCAGCCATATTGCCCATGCTAGCCAAGAAACTTGCTCTACGGGGATTATCACCTGATTTAACTGGAGGTTTCAAGTCTCCACCAGTTGTCGCATTATAAGATGCTCTTCCCTTTTCGTTCAACCCTCCTTTAGGGTTTTTACCTTCGGAGCGTT